TTGACAATTGATCAAGAACAGTATAAGATAAAACTATTGAAACTCATAGAGGAGTCCAGTTAATGGATAGAGTAGAAGGGTTCTTTGAGGCACGATGCCGGGAACTAGAAAATCAAGTAAAGGGATTACAGTTTGAAAATGCTGAGTTCTCAGTGAAATCTGATGAGTTGACGGCCCGGGTCAGTCAGCTTGCTAATCGTCAACCCACTTGGCCAAAGGGTTACAAACCACAGCGTCGGTTTACCCCCAACAAGTAGATGATGTGCCGCCGTAGCTCAGTTGGTAGAGCATCTGATTTGTAATCAGGGGGTCAGGAGTTCAAATCTTCTCGGCGGCACCATTTACCAACTAGCATAGAGGACATATTCATGACCATCAAAAAATGGATCAAACTTAGAATAAGTAAGTGGTTGGAAGGTAAGCCTCAACCCAAATATCTTGGTAGTGGTAGGAACAAGTTGAAAGAGTAGGAAGGCAGATTATGAAAGTAAGAATGACATCACATTCTACACCAGATAACATTATTGGTGTGGATGACGCACAGGAACTCATCGCATATTGTGCTAGGGTATCCAATCCCGGCAACCAAAACAACAAAGATACCAGTGAGAAACTTATCAAGTATCTCATCAAGCATAAGCACTGGTCACCCCTAGAGATGGTCAGCGCATGTTTAGAGATTGAGACAACGAGGGACATTGCTCGTCAGATTCTACGACACCGTTCATTCTCGTTTCAAGAGTTCAGCCAGCGGTATGCAGACCCTACCAAGGATTTGTCGTTTGAGACTAGGGATGCACGTTTGCAAGACCCTAAGAACAGGCAGAACAGCATTGAGTTGAGTGAGGAAGATCGTCGTCTCAATGAAGACTTCCGTATGAAACAGATTTTAGTCTGGAGACGGGCACAGGATACATATGAGTGGGCTATTGAGAACGGTATTGCCAAGGAACAAGCACGGGCAGTACTACCAGAGGGTATGACTGTATCCCGCCTGTACATGAACGGTACACTGCGCTCATGGGTACACTACATTGACCTACGAAGTGCGAATGGTACACAGAAGGAACATCAGGATATTGCGATTGCATGTGCTCGTGAGATTGCAAAGATTTTCCCCCTCATGACGGATATCAGTAATGTCTAAGGCAGTAGTAATTGGTAATGGTGAGTCACGCAAGTGGTACGGTGATAAACAGTATGAGGTGGATGCTGTCACATGGGGTTGCAATGCAATCTGGCGTGATGTGATGGTGGACAACCTTGTTGCAGTTGACTATGGTATGCAGCAGGAGATTTACGAATCCAACAATTGGAGAGATATTCAGTGCTGGTTTGCAAATTGGTCAGTCCTTCCTTCTGATGCAGCTGAAATGATGCTTATGGGGTATGACATTCCAGAAGAATTCATCCACAAGACAACTGGTATTACAGATCGTTGTGTAATATCAGGTAAAGACCCTTTGTTACTACAGGACAAGATTGCATCTGCAATTGAGATGAACTCTCAATTGGGTAATTTTGACTTAGATATGAAAGACCTTCAGATGAAGCTGGAGAAGGATGTTGGACTTTGGATTACATACGTCTATGAGGACGACAACATAAATACGATTGACTTTCCTGTTGGATGGTCAGCGGGTAACACCGCAATGCATCTTGCATGTCAGCAGGGTGCATCAGAGATTTATATATTGGGGTTTGACCTATCATCATACGATGAACCGTTGAATAACATATATAAAGGGACAGATAATTATCTGCCCAGTGATGCAAAAGGTTTCAATTCAGTGAATTGGAAGAACCAGATGCAAACTGTTTTTAGAGAGTTCAAGGATGTTCAGTTTTCTTGGGTAGATGCCAAAGAGGAATTTATTCAAGAAAATAATCTAAGTTACTTGACAAAAGCAGAATTTTGTGATAAAGTGGTAACACTATAAACATACGAAACATATATTTACATAAGGAGAATACATATGTCATTAAGTACACTCAAGAATTCCAATTCGTTGGACAAGCTGCTTGGAGCAGTTCAAGCAGATAGTGGTGGGGGAGAGAAGAAGTCCTATGTGGATGATCGTCTTTGGAAACCCGTCATGGATAAGAGCGGTAATGGTTATGCCGTTATTCGTTTCCTTCCCGCAGTAGAGGGTGAGGATATGCCTTGGGCAAAGGTCTGGAACCATGCGTTTCAAGGCCCATCTGGACAGTGGTATATTGAGAACTCTCTCACAACCATTGGTCAGAATGATCCCGTGTCAGAGATGAACTCTGCATATTGGAACTCAGGTGTTGAGTCTGATAAGGAGATTGCTCGTAAGCAGAAGCGTAAGTTGCAGTATTTTGCAAACATCTACGTTGTTGAAGACTCTGCAAATCCTGAGAATGAGGGTAAGGTTATGCTCTATCGCTTTGGTAAGAAAATCTTTGACAAGTGCATGGAAGCAATGCAACCAGCGTTTAAGGACGAAACCCCAATTAATCCTTTTGATTTCTGGGCAGGTGCGAACTTCAAGCTGAAGCTTCGTAAGGTAGAAGGTTATTGGAACTATGATAAGTCAGAGTTCTCAGCACCATCTGCTCTCTTTGATGATGATGACAAGTTGGAAGAAGTGTGGAAGAAGCAGTATCCTCTGTCAGAGTTTACTGCTGCAACTAACTTCAAGTCCTATGATGAACTCAAGAAGCGTATGGATATGGTTCTTGCAGGGACGACCACAGTAGGGAATGCTGCTGAGGTTATGGAAGATGCACCTTGGGTCGAACCAAAGGTGGATACGAAACCTACTCCAGCGCCTACTATTGATACTGGTGATGATGAGGACACAATGTCCTATTTTGAAAAGTTGGCAAAAGAGTAAGGAGAGAGGGGGGTCACGTTGACCCCCCTTTTTATATCATACCACCCGACGCCGCTGAGTTTAGATTACCATACTTAGGATTGACGACTGGACTATTACCACTCTGACCTGTAGTGGTGACACTTGATGATTGTCTTGCATCAACAATATTAGTCTGTCCTGCCGCTGCTGTTTGCTGTCTAGCTAACTCTGCTTGTTGCTTTGCCTTTTCCAGCTTCTCAACTATTGATGCGCTTTCTTTAAATTGAGCTGGTTTTAGTCTCTGTGCTTCAAGTGTTTCAGCTTCTGACAGTTGAGTTTTGGGTAACACCGTTGGTTTTGCAAGACTCTCAGCTGCACTCAATTTTAATGCTTCAATCTCTGCATCATATTTAGATATCTCCGCCCGGTTTTCTGGATTGGACCTCTTGTTAGATAAGTCTTCTTTTTTAGATTCTAACTCTCTCACTCTTTCTTGAGTCATCTGTTCTGGAGTTTGTTCTGATCCACTTATACCAAGAATTTTCTTAATACCACCGGGAAGTAGTGATTTTGCAAACCCAGCAAAATCAAAATCAAACAACATCTTGAAGAAATCAACAACAGTATCAATAAGACTCTTGACACTATCTGCTATAAACTGTATAGGATCAATATCCCCTATTTTCTCAGCAAACTCTTTGAACCCAAACAAGTCTGCTACGAATGCCACCAGTTTTAAGAATAGTGCTGGAATTGCACCCAACAGAACACCAACAAACTTACCTATTGCAACCTTAATTGCTTCACCGATACTACCAGTTTCCTCTAGTGTCTTTCTAAAGTCTAGGAACGCTTCATATAGAGCATATAGGACAAAAGCAATTGCTGCGGCAATTGCAATAAATGGTAATAGTGGAATCATAAATGCAACTATCGCTGGTAACATTGTCCCCAACATAAATGCTTGAACTGCAATAAAAGCAAGCTTAATCTTATTTGCAATTGAAGCAAATCTTACTAATACTCCACCAATCATCCCTTTCACTGCTGGTAACATAGTTTGTAGCATAAATGCTTGAACTGCAAGAAACGCATTTTTAACAAGCGTTGCTACCATAGTGAATGTCTGTTTGCCCTTTGTCAGTGCGCCACCAATCATACCCTTCACGTTTTCTAACATGGTGACAAGCATAAATGTTTTTATTGCAAGAAAAGCATTTTTAACTCTGGTAGCAATCTCAATGAATTTTGCAATTGCAAGGACAGTGATGATACCAGCAATGAGAACTGCAATCTCTTCCCAATTTGTTTTTACAAATTCCCAAAACTCCATCAATTTAGGAAGTATTACTTCACTGATAAACTTTGTCAAATCCTTGAAGGTATCACTTTGCAGAAACTTACCAAGAGCAATCAGTAATCCACCAATGGCAAGAGTGGAGAGGAATGCGACAGCACCTAATTTTGCAGCCTTTCCGACTTTCTTACCACTTTCAACTAACCACCCAATACCACCAGATATCTTTTGCATAAACATACTTTGTTTTTTATCGGCGTTCGCAGAATCCTCGTTTGCTTCTTTTTGTTCAGCGGGAGACGGGCCGGGGTCGCCGGACCCAACTGAATCAGCAAGTTGAGTTATTAAACTGCTTTGAAAAGTGGATTGTTCTTCTTGGTTACGGATAAGGATTTCTTTGACCGACTTAGTAGAGTTAGCACCCTTATTACGAGTAAGAGCACCTTCGTTTGTTAGTTTATTAATAACGTCTTGTAAATCAGCCATAACTTATTCCTTATTTCTTAGGTTTGCTAAGTGCTTGTGCGCCAAAGAACGCTGCGACAATACCAGCAACCGCAATGAAGTATACTCCCGCCATATCACCAAGAATCTTTGCTGCTTGATCCATATTGAAGACTGTTGCAAGGACTACGATAATAGGATACATTAACATACCACCAAGAGAGTACCATGCCATAGTGCGCTGTGCATCACGCATTGCATCTGCATCCTCAAGTTCTCTGCGTTTGAACTCAAGATACATGCTCTGTTCGTCAGGACTAACCTTACCGTCACCATTCGTATCTGCTGGATGGTAACCTGCTGCTTTAATTTCTTCTTCGCCCATTTGATTAACTCCTATTTTTTCTCTCTTGTTTTTCGTACTCCGCTTTCTCATTCTCTAGATGTTTCACTAACATGCCAACATAGATTTCTCGTTCCCAAGGTAGCATATTCTCTAATTCAGTTAAACTCCAATTATGATGTTGTATCATTCCAAAGTTTGTTTTGTAGTAATTCACTACGCTGTCATGGGACAGCCCTATTCCAAAAAACTTTCTAGTCCCTCCAATAATACCTCACCCTTCTTTTTGGTTTTAGGATTGACTACATCAATGATGTGTCTCACCTTTGGCATTGTCTCAAAGAATTTTAGAACATTCTCCATCTGCGTACTATTCATAGAATCAACAAATTCAACAATTTCATCCTGAGTCATATCAATTCTATTAATTACTTCCTCACCTGATGTAATTGTATCAACACACTCAACAACCAAAATCAATGTCTTTTCGAAGTCACTTAGTTCACCTGACATTCCTTGCAAATCTTTAAGCCTTGGATATCGAAAATGGATACTGATATCATCTGTTATTTCAATGTCCTGACTATGTTCTAAACTCATCTGAACTTGAATATCGTCAACATCAACTTCGACTTCGACTTGTGTTTCATTGTCATCTGGACAAGTAACATTTAAGGTTATCTTAGAACCAACAGACTTTGCTCTTAACTGTAAGAATACATACTCAATATCAAACATAGGACTAAGTTCTGCATCTATAGAACCAAATGTACATCCAGATACTAATTTACCCACAGCAGAAGCAATCTGAGATTCTTCACCAGATTCTTGAGCGAGCATCAAAATCTTTTGCTCTTTGACCAAGAATGGTCTAAATTTAATTTCCTCCTGTGTTGATGGTAATGTTAATGTGTACTCAGAAGTTTGTAGTTTTGGTAACGCCATAATATTTCATCCTTTATCATAATCTGCTTAACCGAGTCTGCTTAACACCTTCGGTATGTTCGCATTAATTGATCTTTCTGCACCTGTAATTACTGTATCAAGAACCTTCTCCATAAGGTTAGGTGGTTGATTGTTGATATCAAGTGTCTCCCAATATCTATATTGCATGGTGACAGGTATTTTTATAATATCACCAGCTGGACTCGCATCAAGTCCTGTTGGACCAACCTCTTTTGGGAAGCACTCTCTAAGTCTAATCCCGTATCGTCTTGTATTCTGTTGATCAAGAACATACAGATCAATGTCCCTGATGTAATCTTTATAATACTTGACATTCCATGTTCCCCTGTCCCAAGCCTCTTCTTGCCAAGATTCAAAGAACACTCTTTCCTCTAGGTCACTACTTGCTTGAAATGTCATAGAAATATCACCAGCAAAAGTTATACCATCAACGATTTCTGGTGCAATACCATACATGTTGCTGTCTACTGATGTATTGAGCGCTCTACCGGGCAAGTCAATAGCTTCACAACGCATAGAAACCTTTCGAGCATCTCCCGCACCGGGAGATGTGATAATAACCTCATACCGACTTGGAAGTGCATATCCATTTTCACTATGAAACTCTGACAGGAAATTGTTGAGTACTCCAAATGCGGTTGATTCTACAAAACTTGCAAGCGTTGCCATTAGATCATTGCCCTCGATTCTTTCCACACTACTGACGCATCTGCCTTCTTAAACCTCTGCACAGGTAGTAGAGTTGCAATCGTAAATTCGTCTGCATCAATCCTACGAAACTGTGACTTGGTTTGTCCAGCAAGGTATTTGTGTATGGTTGGTTTAATAAGTCGAACTCCCTTTAACTTCTGGTAGTCAACAATAAGTCTTGTCGTATAATCAAATTCAGTATTGTTAGAGAAATCTACTAAACGGTCAAGTAACTTGATCCTCAGTGGAATAGGTAGGTAGTGAAAATTGATACCAAGAAACCCGTCTGAATATGTCTCTAGTGGCAATACCAGTGGAAACGTGTCATAGTAGGGTAGGGTCTTCTTGAACTTTGGGTCATACATGAACATGTTCAGCTTACCATAGAACGGCTTGTTGTTCCTCTTACCATCTCGTAAGAGGTCAAGTGTGGTTGGTGTGCCCAATTCTTTGATCTTTTCTCTATACCATGCAGTTGACTTAGGGCGACCCTTTGCCTCATCCTTAACTGCTTGCATGTATTTACTAATTGCCATATACCTATTTATACGAAATCCCTAGATGATCTTCAGTTAAAATCTTAAACTCCATACCATTATCTGCACACCATTCTGTTGCATATCTCCACTTAGCATCATTCACACCATAGGTTATAACCTCATTCATCCATCGTCTGGTGCGCCTCTTAGGTTCCTTGGGTGGTTTGCACTGCACCTTGGGTTTCACCTCTATGATCATCTTCTTAATCGCACCATCAGCCTGTT